AGAATCAATGAACAAGTGACATTACAAAATCAGGATCCGGTCCTCAATGAGGCCGCCCAGAGGCTTGGTGTCGCTATGAGACAGACGGAAGACGAGTTAACAAGAAATATGTTAGCAAGTACCGCCAGCTTCATCGATTGTACTGCAGGCGTAAACGGTGATTCACCGACTGAAATTACTCGTTCTGATATTAATAAAGTTGTACGTACGTTACTTGATAATAACGCATATACAGTTTTAGATCATATCGAAGGTGATTTGAAGTTTGGTACAGCGCCTAAAATGAATGGGCGCTTTAAATCTTCTCTGATAGACTTAGAAACCGAAGTGGTATATAACTAACCGGCGATAAGGGGCAAGATTGTGATTGAATGGAAAGAATTAAAAGATTTAGAAGTTTTAAGACAAAATAAATTTATACTTTTATCAAATGGTGATGAGTTGGCTTTAGTTTCACCTTGTACATTGTATGATAATCGGCAAGCATTTTGTGATATAAACGACGAACGCGTATTAGAAGATAGAGAAATCTTTTATTTCACTCACTATTCAATCATTAATCAGCCTGAACGTAGCAAGCGAGAAGACTTAGAAAAGTGTGTTGATCCGAATCATGGAAATTATGGTATGCATTTTTTTATTGCACATGAATGTATTAAAAAAAATAATGTGTGTAATGAATGTATGAAATATTGTAAATGGTGCGGTAAAGACTGTTTTTAAGATGCGGTGCTCTGAACATTAGGGATAACCTAATGAGGGGTAAGTAGAGAAAGCCCCCGCCTAGAAATAGGTCATAAAAGTAACAGATTGGTTCGTGATGCATATTTTGCGTTAGCTTCAACTCAGTTAACTTCTGATTTGGATAACGTTGCCGGCTTTATACAAAAGACTCAATATCCTGCTCCTATGAATGCATTGCGTTCAGAATGGGGATCTGCAGGAAACCTTCGTTTCTTAGTATCAAGCATCGGTTCGTTCGCTCAGAATGCATCAGTACTTGGCCAAAACGTATTCAACGTATTCTGCGTCGGTATGGAAGCATATGCCTGTATTGAGCAAGATCAATACTCTGCAAGCTTTATTTATCGTCCACCGATCTATGACGGTCCGTTGGCTCAGAACTGTACGGTTGGTTATAAATTTGCCGAAGTGCCTCGCATACTCAACGATCTTTGGGTAATTAACCTCAGATGTACTTTAGCATCCTAAGGAGAGAACTATGGCTATAATTCAATCAGGTAACTTCATTTCTGACGGAACCAATCAAACGATAAATATTCCTTCAGACGTAGATTTTATTAATGTATATAACTTTACCCAATCAGGTGTAACGAATAACTCGGGGATCCAGTTCTACTGGCAACGAGGTATGCCTGCTGATACGGGTATTATTATTGCTACGCAAGGTGCTTCGTTCATTACTGAACAGTTTGCATTAACGTCAGGCGGTTTCACATTATTTGATGATAGTGTTACGATCGTCGGTATTCCTGTGGCTACTACTTCTACTACTAATGCAGTACGTCCCGTAGTTGCTACCGGTAGTACGGCAGGATTGTCAGTCGGATCTATCATTCGACTTTCGCATATTGCTGCAGTACCTAACCTTTGCGGAATTGATTTTGAAATCGATACTATCGTAACCAATACTTCATTCAGAATTCGCTGGCCGTTGGCTAACGTTCCGGGTGCTGTTGGCGGTGCAGGTTTCTATCGCATGATAAGCCCTGCAGGCGATTATGTTCCTCAAAGATTCTATATTGTTGATATCGATTCTGTTGGGGCAACTTCAGTAATTACCACATCTGTCAGACATACTATGGAAATTGGCAATGAAGTACGTGTAAACGTTCCTTCACCTGCTAACGGCATGGTTGAAATTGATAGCATGCAAGGTTCGGTTATTGCAGTTGATTCGGTTAACAATACTTTCACATTGGATATCGATTCAAGTTCGTTTACACCGTTTGTATATCCTGCTCCTGCAGCATCGCCTTTCACACCGGCTTCATGCTATGCATTTGGGGAAAATACACCTGTTGCATTATTGAATCCTCCTCAAGATATTCTTGCAGATGCTTCCGGTAACGTTTCTATACTTGGCATTACTTTGGCTGCCGGAGTTAACTCTCCTGCCGGTCAAGCTTCCGACCAAATATTTTACGTTGCAGGTAAGTCTGATGCAGATAACTTGACGATTATTGCGTAATTTTATGGAGGGGGAAATCCCCCTCCTTTTTAAGGAGAGATATGGCACTTGCAAATACGTTATATATACCCGCTGCTAAAATAATTACGGCTATTACCAATGCTAATCCTGCACGAGTTACTACTTCAGTAGCACATAATTATGTAAACGGAGGCATTGTTCGTATTGTCATACCTCCTGCAAATACAATAGAGAGCCATGGTATGCAGCAGATTGATCAACAATTTGCTCCTATTACCGTAATAAATCCCACAAATTTTTATATAGCTATAAATACAACTGCTTATGAGCCGTTTGTTGTGCCTTCTCCTCAGAAGCAATTTGCACAATCGATTGCAATAGCGGAAGTAAATGAATCATTATTAAGTGCGGTTTCCAATAGCTTGAATCCGCAAGATGTAGCTCGAGGAATATAGATGAATAAAGAACAAAATACACATATATCCCAAAAACAATCTGCTTTGCCTGAACGATCAGCTATGAAAGCAAAATTAAAAGCGATGCGCGATAAGGATCGTGAACCGGTAAAAGGAATATTTAGATTCTTTGAACTTCCCGGCGGAACGCTTGATTTTGTATTTCATAAATATGCTGAAGACGGCGTTGAAAAATATAAATTAACCGACGGACATGTATGTACTATTCCTTTAGGAGTAGCAAAACATTTGAATAAGAACGGTTGGTACCCGGTGCATGCTTATCGCCAAGAAGAAAGCGGATTACCTTCTATACAAGTTGGTAAAAAAGTTCGTCGTTTTGGATTCCAAAGTCTTGAATTCATCGATGAAACTGACTATCAAGATGAATCAAATGTAATCATTGCACCTGATTCATTTGCATCTTAACCTAAGGCTACGGTAAAGTAGAAGTATATATAAAGGAAAGTGCATGGCGTCATCAAATTTACAAGCGATTCAAACTAAAGTTCGTAAGTTAACTCGTTCACCTGTTGAGGAGCTACTCTCAACTTCTGATTTGAATGATTATATAAATACCTTTATTTTATATGATTTTCCTGAACATCTTAGGTTGTTCTATTTTAAGACGACGCTAACTTTTTTCACACAACCTTTTGTAGATACTTATACTACCGATTCAGTTCCGGGCCTTGAAGACTTTAAGAATAAATATTATACGGTACATCCGCCTTTTTATATTGCCGGTCGTGTCGTAACATTATCTCAGTCGCGCCAGGAATTTTTTAATACATGGCCTTTAAACAGCTTCCTCGCTCAAATAGCAGCGGGCGACGGCATCACAACTACCTTTTCCGGAAACTTGGCTGCAGTATCAGGCGTACCCGTTCTGCAAAACCAAGTTTCCTTCAGTTCGCTTGATACGTCGCTTGTAGGATTGGCCGTTCAAGATGTACCAATTGATAATACCTTGGGAAATCTTGTTACCGTTGCTGATACGCCATTACCTGCAGGAAGCATAAATTATGTAACAGGGGATTATTCGGTAACATTCCCAACTCCACCGGGACCGGGTCAAGTTGTGCAGGCCCAAGTAAAACCCTATGTCGCTTCTCTCCCGATAGCCGTTCTTTTTTATGATACAACCTTTACGCTTCGACCCGTTCCTGATATGGCATATCGCGTTGAGATGGACGCATTCATTCGTCCGACAGAATTACTTGCAGGAAGTGACGTACCGGGGCTTGAAGAATTTTGGCAATTCATAAGTTATGGAGCTGCTAAAAAAGTGTTTGAAGATCGTATGGATCTTGATAGCGTACAACTTATTCTTCCTGAATATCATAAACAGGAAAATTTAATATTACGCAGAACAATAGTACAAAAAACTAATCAACGAACATCCACTATTTATACTACAAACGGCTACGGCGAAGGCTGGGGGTATAATTATTGGGGTTACATGTAAGGATGCAATATGCCGTGGAATCCTAATATACCTCAGGCTAATGATAAACTTAGTAATTCACAGCTTCAATTATTGAATAACTTCCAAGCGATCGATACCGGTTTTAGCTTTAACCATGTGAATTTAAATTTAGCTGATGCCGGTAAGCACAATTTACTTACGATGCCTCAACAGACGTTCCCTCAGTCTGTTACAGGATCTGATCTTTTATTTTATGTCGGCCTTGAACCGGTAACAGCATTAAGCCAATTATATTTAAAAAGATCTACTGATGCAGGTAATGGCATTCCACTTACTGCAGGCAATACTGATAATGCTACTTTCGGATGGGCGTATCTACCGTTCGGTGCAATAATTAAATGGGGCGTATTTTCATTTTCAGGTGCAGTTCCGGTCGCTATTACTATGCAAGGTCCTGCCTATACTTCATCAACTTCCTATTCGGTAACGGTAAGTAGCGGATTTACTTTTTTCACTTATACGGCTTTGAATAATAACGGAACACAGTTTCTTTTTGAATCAAGTATAGCAGGCGTAGAATCCTATCGATTTATAGCTATAGGAACATAAGATGGCAGATCGTTTTTTTATCGGTCCCTATAATACCGGCTTATTACGAGATAGAAAGCCGTTCTTAATTCCTGATGAGGCATTCTCAACATTAGAAAATGCATATGTTTGGAGGAACCGTGTAAGGAAACGATTCGGAGCTCGTGTAATGAACGGCTCAGTCATGCCGAATGTGCAACAATTGTTTACCCGTTTCAGGATTAATATCGGAATGACGGACGGTTCAGGTGATTTTACCGGCTTTGTTCCACGAAGAGCAATTGATATACCGATAGCGACGCCTGCTATCGGCCAGTTATTTTCAGTATACGACAGTAATGTTATAGCTAATACCAATATTTTTACCGTGATCGGACTTGGTACGCCGGCTACTATGTTATCTACGGGAACTGCCACAGGAACTTATGATACTTCTTCAGGAAATCCGACATCGGGCGAAGTTATTATTACCGGCGCTTCAGCAAATATGCCTGTTTATTTCTTCCCGGCTCTTCCGGTGATGGGTCTACTTACACTTGAAACAGGCGATATAAATGATGAGTTTATTGTCGGATTTGATACACGTTTTGCCTATAATTTCAATAACGGTATAGCATGGGAAAATTATACGGGGGTACAATTTACCGGAACAGATCTTGATTTCTTCTGGGCAGATAATTGGCGCGGAACTTTAGCGAGTGATCGGTTATTTTTTGTTACAAACTTTAAACAAACGGCTCCGTATGATCCTATGTATTATTTTGACGGTGTTTCCACTTGGACTCCGTTTCAGCCGATATATAATCCGAACAATAATGATAAAGTGCTCACCGCTCAAATCATTATTGCTTTCCAAGGCCGACTTGTTCTACTTAATACTATTGAACAAGTTAACGGAACTGCGCATCAATTTAAACAAAGGGCGCGTTTTTCACAAAACGGTAATCCGATTCAGTCGGATGCTTTTAATTCGGCTCCGTACGTTTTCGGTAAAGGTGATAGCATTGATGCGCCAACGTCAGAATCAATTGTTACCGGACTGATTTTGAAAGATCGTCTTATTGTTTATTTTGAACGAAGTACCTGGGAACTTGTGTATACCGGTAACCAAGTGGTGCCGTTTGTTTGGCAGACTATAAACATAGAGCTTGGAGCTGAATCTACACAATCGGTTATTCCTTTTGATACCGTTATTCTTGCGGTCGGGGATGTAGGCATCCATAGTTGCAACGGTGGTAATACTGCTCGGATAGATGACAAAATACCTGATCAAGTGTTTCAGGTACGTAATGATAACGGCGGTCCTGAACGCATAGCCGGTGTACGTGATTATAATAGTGAGATGGTTTATTGGGCATATCCTGATGAGAATAGCGTCGGAACTACTATTTACCCAAGCAAAGTGTTAACCTATAACTATAAAGCAGCAAGCTGGGGAATAAATGATGACAGCATCACGGCGTTCGGCCAATATCAATTTAGTACTTCTCTTACCTGGGCAAATACAGAATTTATGTGGGACGAAGCAGATTTTACCTGGACGCAAGGATTTAATCTTAACTTTTCACGGAACGTTATCGCGGGAAACCAAGAAGGGTTTACCTTCATCATTGATCGCGATACCCCTGTAAATTCTCATGCCATATCAATAACCGATATAACCGGTTCAGCTTTTATCGCAACTATAGTAGCTGTGAATCATAACCTCAATGACGGTGATTACATATTCATTGATTTTGTTACTTCAGCAAGCGATCCGCACGGTACCATGACAAACTTGAACGGTTCTATCTTTCAGGTATTGGTTGATACGGCAAATACGTTTAACATTGAATTGAATGTTGATTTTGATCCGGCAGCAGTTTATACAGGCGGCGGAACATTTCGTCGTGTGTCGGTAATAAATATTTTAACCAAGCAATATAATTTCTATCTTGATCGTGCTTTCAGTTTCACTACTAATAAAATAGACTTCTTGGTAGATAGGCAACCTGCCGATCAAACAGGATTGAATGTTGTCGGTGTTACTATTCAAGTGTTGCCGAGCTCAAGCAATTTTGTTTCAGACAGTTCAATATTGCAAACATGTCCGTATGCAACTACATTTGCACCAATGGAAAGCCAACAAGATATGCTATGGCATACGACATATCCGAATTCATTCGGTAACTTTTTGCAATTTGCTATAACTTTAACGGATGCACAATTACGAGTACCGGTAGTTGCTGATGCAGATTTCCGTTTGAATGCTATGGTTATCCATACGATTCCTACGGCAACCAGGTTGCAATAGCTATTCTTTTATGTATTCAAGAATTGCATAACAAACATTGTAATTACTTGCATTAAAAGTAGTTGTAATATTCACGTTGGTAACATCTGCGCTCATATATATTTCACCTAAAGCCGTCATTGTCGGTATAGGAATATAGGTAAGGCCGCTCGTATCACTTGCTGTTGCATATATTCTGGTGAACGTATATTGGCTGTCTACATTTACTATAGTATGAGCTACCGATTTTGTTCCGGTATTTGGAAGAGCGCCGAAATTAACAAGCATCCGGTATACCTGGCGATATACCGGATTTTTCTTATCGGGAGCTGTGATGCTCGGATCAGGATTCGGGAAGTATAATTGCCCGTTTATGAACTCAGCAGGCAAATAGTATCCCGAATCTTTTATATTTAATACTAAGGCATGATTGTTCACACTTTGACGCAAGCGTACCAAGAACAGTTTATATTCTTCGCTTGTAGGATTGAAATCATATAATGTTTGAATATCGTACACGTCAGTCGTTGGGACGAATGCACCGAATTGTGATTGTAATGCCATAGTTTTCCTTTAAAAATATTCAATAACCCATAATTCACCGCGTCCGCCGTTGCCTCCGGCCCCTGACGGACTACCAACATCCGATGTGCCTCCGCCTGCGCCTGCACCTCCCGGTATACCACCGTTACCGCCTTTACCTGCAGGAAACATACCGGTTACTTGATTTGCTCCGCCGCCACCGCCCAGACCGCCTACAAGTAAGCCGCCGTTCGGCACGGGTTGATTAATGCCGTTTGCGCCGTCCGGTGCACCGACTAAATTTCCTGATGCTGCACCTGCAATTACTACGTTTCCTAGGTTATCCTTTACGGCACCACCGCTATTTGCCAGATTTACCATGCCGTTGACTCCAAAACCTGCCCCTGTTGGATGTGGGGGTCTTCCCCATGCACCACCGATACTTGAAGAATAAAAATCTCCACCAATAGCTATACCGGCACTAGAACTGTTTAGATCTTTGCCTCCGGGAGCGCGAGGACCAATATTGCTACCGTTAATTCCAACAAGTCCGGCTACAGATTGTGAAGGTGTGAAGTAACTATAAGAAGAAGAAGAAAATGTAGGAATAAGTTGAGTATCTCCACCCAGGGATACCAAAGTAGTTAAATTACCGATTCCTGTTGAACCGCCGTTACCTCCTCCGTTACCCGGTGTATTAGCAATAGATTGAGAAGCACCACCGGCGCCCCCTGTTCCAACGGTTACTGTTTCAGAAGCACCAAATATATTAGCAGGAATATTTTCATAGATTATCATAGAACCGGGTGAACCGGGAGTTCCGGGTCTAACATTTGGTGAAGCAACAGATCCGCAAGAACCGCTTGATCCACCGCCTCCTGCTGCCCAACCATAAATACTTACGAATTTTGTTTTTACATTCTTTGTCCAGGTGCCGCTGGAAGTAAATCGTGTAAATAGACTTCCGCCTCCACTACCGCTTCCGGTAATGGTGACAGTATTGCCTACACCTGAAGTTGTTATACCGCTTGCACCGTTTACATTTAATACGCCGCCTGACGGAATA